TGTTTCTTGGGTATAGACAAGTGACCTACCTGCCGTTAGCCCTTGTATAGGGTCAACAGGCGTTGCATCGCTATCGTAGAAGTACTCTGTGGCCACGGGCCTTGAGTAAGTACCTACGTCTACCCAAGCTGTTCTAGGCATAGTGCCAATAGCCCATGTATTTTCAAGATAGTTAAAGGATACGTATCTGTCAATGTAATCAGAAGTAAATGAGCAATACCACCATGTAACCTCATTAAACTGGGAGTTTACGCCTGCCGTTACTTTTTGAGCCTGAATTAGATTAATGTCATTAAATATGTAGTCTTGAACAGTACATGCGATTTTTTTAACCGTACCATCAAACACATAGAATGCCTCAACGCCCATCCACATGGCTACGCCGTTTACGTCCACCGCTGCATGAGGTCCGATACAACCACAATTAGAACCTAATTGAGAGAAACCAAACGTGTATGGAGGGCCAATGTACTGCATCCCGTGTAAGGCAGTATCTGTGAATATGAGCATTTGACCACGTGAACGAATAGAGGAAATAATCCGACTACCATCGTTAAGACGTTGACCCCCTGCCGTGTTAGTGGCAGAAGCCTCAAAAGAGCCGATGTCTTCCTGGTTAGAAAACCTTACATACATAGGGTCTTGTGTTGTATCGTCACCAATTACGGTCTCTGTACCAAAGCAGACTAAGTGGCGATCAGGAGTAGAAATCAAAGCATAAGTACTAGTAGTAGGTGCGCCTACAATTTGGTGGGCCCTAGATACGATTCCTCCAGCTATCTCCCAAATGTATGTTCCGCCACCTACTAATTGACAGATAACATTTTCACCGTACGAGTCAAACTGCCATACGCGAGATAGGAGAGACTTGCCTTTAGTGGTCCCTGATTCGCGGGGCGTGCCCCATGTAGAAAGACCCCAGGTTGCTGTGCCCCAGCCGTAGTTAAAGTAGCTAAGGTCAGAACCAACGCTGATTTGATATGTGGCTGTTGCATTTCCTGCGTCCAATACCGTAGCAGTTGCTGGAACAGGAGACAATATAGTATAGGCGTTATCGCCTAGTACGTTTTGTATTTCAAATTCTTGAGCAAGACTGGCATTTGGGATACCGCCTGGATTACCTGTAACACCTGTAAACGTAACAAAGTCGCCGGGACTTGCGCCATGGACGATGCTGTTTACAGTCACTACATTGCTTGTGTCTACGGTATCAAAAGAAGCAGAAGTATCTACATAACGAATAGGGGTGACATCCACCCAGCTACTATTAATAAAAGCGTATAGCTTCCTGTCAGTGCCTATAATTGAGTAAGGAACACCGTTCAAGGCGTTCCATGTAAATACTTCACTAGGCATACCAATTAGGTATTGGGCCTCATCATTAAAATGAATCCAGCCACCAGTCTTCTCTGGCAGGCCATATTGGAAACGCACGTAGTCACAATCCGTCCAGCCGCCTTCGGCACCGTATTCGGTGTTTTGTTTGTCAATACCAGGCTTTAAAGCTAAACGTAATAATGGCATGTTATTCTTTCCTAAATAAAGCTGCTTCGTCTTTGCGGCGATTGTCTAGCCCTTTGAGGACTTTACCACCGGCTTTATTATACTTGAGAAGGCTTTGAATAGCACCTGCTTTATCCCCACGCAAAAGCGCCTGACGGAGGGTTGACCGCTGAAATGTACCAAGACCAAGATTAAAGCAAAAGCTAAGAATAGCATCGTATTCATTCTGTGAAAGTCGTATAGGTAAATAACGTTCAAGCCCTCGTTCAAATCGGGCGACATCCTTAGCCAGTAACTTGTCAACTTCTTCCTCACTCCATCTGCGATTGTCTTCAGGCTTTAATGGCCATGCTTTACGTCTGGCCATGCCCTCTACACTTGACGGTATCTTTGCTTGCTCAGGATACATTACACTCCCGACGCCTATAGTCCAGAGTTTAGCCGGACATTGGTATGGTTTATACCTAACGCCCTCATGGTGCTTCAGCATTTTAAGTAGTTCTTTACTTGCCTTCACGATGCTTTTCCCATTGACGTGAACCAAAGTAGAAGCCAATAATTGAGCTTACAATCGCCATTTCGTCATCGGAAAACACTAAGCCCATTGCAGTAGTAAATTCTACACCAGTATAGATAGCCCAGCCAAGGCCTACCAAATCAACTAGTACTAGCAAACCAACAAAGGTGAATGCAATGTATGGGCGAACTTTAGCGTTCAAGTCTACAACACCTTGAGAAGCCTTGTCCATCATTTTCATGTCGTGGGTATACAAAGCCTCGCGTTCTTGCGCGTAAGTTTGAACCTCAATCTCATCTAACTTGATGGCCTCAATCTTTTCTTGTGAGGCATAGCCAGCGGCAGCCATAGCAGCTTCACGTTCTGTCTGCAAACGAGCCATAGCCATTTCATGTTTTTGGTCGCCTTTCTGTTGAAAGAAACCTAAGATACTTGGTAGGGCAGAAGATCCAATACCTAATAAACCTGAGATAATAGATAACATAATTAATTTCCTAGTGGGTTGCTGGTCGCCCGTTTAAGAGCTTTAAGTTGTGATTCAATGCCTTCACGGGTGGCTTTCATTTCCTCACGCACACCGAGTAAAGACGCTGCAGTCTCACGAACATTGCCGTTTGTAATGGCCTTGGCTTCGTTAGCAGTACCTAAAGCGTTAGACACTTTTTCTTGCATAGACACAAGTTGGTTAGACGTTGTAACCATGCCATCTTTAACAGTGTTTACAGACTGTTGTTGTGCGGCAAGCTGCACTTTTAACGCGTTTACTTCTGCACGTAATTCAGCATCATCATAAGGCTTGGCAGCCTCAATAGCTTCAGTCGCCGCTATAACTCGGTTGTAAGTCGTTATTCCTACGTAGGCTGTCCCACCTATCATTGGCAAGATTATTGAAAGCGTCAGAAATATTGCTTTCGGTGATAAGTTGGAGAAGGGCTCCTTGATTTCCTCTAAGCTCATATGGTAACTCCTGCTGGTATGCCAGTGCGTCGTTCAACTGCATCTCTTGATTCTGCATCGGCTTGTTTAAAATATCTAGGCTCATTACTAGTCCAAACCCTGGGACTAGTTCCTTGCCTTTCGGTATTTGCTGCGGTGTACTCTGCGTACTGCCACCAGAGGTGGTCGGCAACGGAGTCGTATTCACGGTGGGCTGTGACGTTGGCACTGACGTTGAAGATGATGCTGGAGCCGCTGCCGGAGGCGGTGCTGCTTCTGCTGGCGGTGCCTCTGGAGGAGGAGCTGCCTCTGCCGGAGGTGGTTCTGGGGGCGGTGGCGGTGGTTCCGGTGGGGGCGGTGGTGGCAAACTTAATGGGCTCGCTGGATTGACCGGACTGCTCATATTTGTTGGATTGGTCGCGCTCATTACGCAAGTATCTTGTGTTGTTGCCCAGTCCGACCACATAGGCTCGCTGTACGGTGTCGCACAAGATGACGTTCTGTTTTGTGTTATTGACCCTACGAATCCCTCTTGACAAGCTAGTGTCTGCACTTGCGTTGAAGTTATGCAGGTTGCTGGATCTGGCGTACAGGAATTGCTTGACGTAACCCAGCCACTTGCCACAGGATTCCCGTAGGGATCTGGACAAGTGTAGGTATTGGTCTCTGTAATTGAGCCAGAAAAGTTTACGGGACAACTTACGCCCCTATTTTCAGCAGAGCTTTGGCACGTTGCAGGAGCTGGTTCACACGATCTTGCAATTTCAAACCAGCCGGAGTCGACTGGGGAGCCGTAGGGGTCGGGGCAGTTTTGCTCCCTTTTGTACGTGACCGAGCCGACTTGGTTATTCCCACAGGCTTGCCTTTCTTCGGTGACGGCGCTGTAGGTGCAGGTTGGGGGGTTGTCCGTACAATTGTTTGAAGTAGTGACCCAACCTGTGTAAGACTGGCTTTGACAGAGATAAGTGCGGCTTTGATTGACTGAACCGCTTTGATTAGGGCCACAGCTAAGGGATTGGAACTCAACGCTGTCAGAACAAGCTGGAGGAGTCGGCGTAACTGGTTGACCACATTCAGGTATGCCTGGGTAATACTGACACGCAATTTGCTGACAAGCAGCAAGAGTTGTGCCTTCACCGACGAATAAACTGTTGTAAACAGGCCCGTAATTAGACCATTGACTTGCTGCACAATACGCATAAACATAACTACTCCTTAGAAGAATCAGGCAGAGGAGTGATAAGAACGAAATCTTTACCGTATATTTCCTCAAACCATTGTGGATGTAAATCATACCAAGCCTTTCTAGCTGCATCACCAATAGCACCGCCTATAGGACAAGGCGAACCCGACATTTCCATTGCCACCCAGTTTTCATGGGCAGCTGCACAAGCTAATGAAACTGCCGCAACCTTTAGGCCACTGTCACTTAAGAACTTAGCCCAGCGTAATCGTACGCAATTGTTGTCAGTAATCATCGTGCCGCCAGCAATAGAAATTACACCGCCATTGACAGCACCACTGACGCCAATACCACAGACATCCTGACTAAACGCAGACATGCTGGGTGCCATGGCCGAACCTACTGGCTGGCCTTTGTAGTTAATGGTTGTCTGATCTGCCTGTGAAAACAGAGGTATGAATAAAATTATAACTGCTAATCGCTTAAGCCAGTTCATACATACTCCCTCCAAGATAATGACTCTTCATCCCAGTAATATACCTTTTCCCCTGTTTCGTCTACAGGCATTGGTACAGGGGCTTCCCAGGTCCATGTTTCGTGGTTCAAGGTCCATGAAGCGTATTCCGGCTTGGGTGGATAAAACACATCGTTATCTGCATCGTAGGTAAAGCCCACGCCAGCATAATTAGCTCGAAGTGCAACGCCCCCATCAGGCAAGCCATCTTGACCGTAATGCACATTACCAGACGTGTTATAAGATGTTTGGACCCAGGACGACGGATCGCCAAAAAGACCCGTGTCTATGACTTCTTGCTCAATTACAAGGACATTAATAACAATACCATTTTCTACTTGTGCGAAGTGACTCATGCTGTATAGGTCCCTGAAGTATAGAATTCCATAATGGTGTAGCCCGCATTAGTAGAGACAACTGCTCCTGTAACGACGCCCGTATAATCTGCAGTAGGTACCATTAAAATGAATACACCGCTTCCTCCATTCCCCCCTTTAATAGAGGTGCTGGCACCGCCGCCCCCACCACCGCCACCATAGTATGGACCAGCGCTACCCCCTGCAACACCACTTTTACCCCCTGCTCCGGCATTGGATCCACCTGGGCCTCCTGCAGTAGTGCCGCCTCCGCCTCCACCCCCGGATCCACATACAGGCATACTAATTATGACATTATCAAAGGTTATTCCTTGGCCTCCGCTTCCCCCCGTACCGCTTGCACCACTTCCTGTAGGGGAGTAAGGTGTCTCAGATGCCCCGCCTCCGCCTCCGGTAGTGACATAGGCATCTGCTCCAGCAAACCCAGCGCCATAACTGCCACTAGCAGCGCCTCCTGATAGTCCTACGGTGCTAGGGAATCCTGCTCCGCCTCCTGACCCTCCAGAGTTACCTCCTACAGCTATCTTACCGCCACCGCCACCGCCTGCTATGCTTATACTTACTCCCATGCCTGTAAAGGTGGTGGATCCACCATTACCTCCATTAGCATTTGCAACGGAAGTTCCTCCTGCACCTACACTAACCGTATATACTTGACCTACGTACATAGAGGAATCATAGTCCCATACTCGACCGCCTCCACCACCACCGGCCCTATTGGACCCGCCAGCGCCGCCACCCGCCACCATAAATAATAAGTTGTATACCACTGGGCGAGTTATATATAAGGTATTGCTTGGGGAGCTGTCGGTACTGGTTCCAATACTATTAGTAGCAGTTACGGTGTAATATATATCGGCACCATATTGAAATGGAACGCTCACGTCATTAGTTGAAGTAGTTGTTTGCGTAGTAAATACGAATCCACCTGCGTCACGTCCTTTTATCGTATATTGCGTTACCGCGGAGCCGCCATTGTCACTTGGGTAAAAAGTTACCCCAACTCTTGGGGTAGGTGTCTCGGTATAAGATGCGGATACTCCATAGGGTGCTAATGGAGTATTTGCGGTAATAGTAGAGCTATACGCAGTATAGGCTATGGCAGACCCTCCTACGTTAGTTGCGGTTACTCTGCATCTAACGACAGTGCCTACGTTATATCCCATAAGGTATATGCTGCTTCCTGTTTCTCCCGGAATGTTAGTGCCTCCAGCTTCCTGCCATTGGTAAGAATACGTAGGAGTAGGAATACCTGTCCAGCTACCTGTGGAAGAAGACAGATACTGGTGAGCCTGAGCCGTACCTGATATGCTTGGTGCAACGGTATTAGCAGGTGCACTTGCGCCCGGTAAGATATCATTACTTACGCCACTTGAGGGGCTGTTACCTGCAGAGTTGGTAGCGTATACAGTGAAGTTATAGTAGGTTCCAGTAGTCAAACCATTAACGGTAATAGGCGTGCCCGCCGCTGTTCCAGTTATACCGCCTGGAGAAGATGTAGCCGTGTAGGACGTGACCACTGAACCGCCGTTGTCCGAATTAGGTACAAACTGAACTAAGCCCGACGTATTGGTCGGAGAAGTTGCGGTACCGATAGTAGGAGCCAATGGTGTAGTTGCCGCAACAGCAGCAGAGGCATTACTTGGAAAGCCTGTAGAGCCACTTGAACTGGTTGCCGTAACAATACAACGTATGGTTTCACCTGAATACAGATAGCTAATCGTATATGTACTGGACGTGGCCCCTGGAATATTAGTAGTTCCGTGTTGCCATTGATAGGCATAACCTGAAATAGGAGTAGGACTTACCCATGTGCCTTGAGTACATGAAAGAGTCTGACGTACCTGTGCCGTGCCTGTTACAACAGGCGCAACGGTATTAATCGGGCCAGAACCCGATGTAGCTGCAAAAACCATTTGCAGAATGCCACTCATGTTAATAGAACCCCACTGATAATCCAGCTAGTGCTGGTAATCTTGATTGCTGTTGCAATGCTATTTGTAGCTAAAGTCCGGCTACCTGTCAAGCCTGTGCCTGCCGCAATTAACGTATCGGAGTTAATAGCAATAGTAATAGCGCCTGCACCTGCATCCGTTATAAAGCCAATGGCGGTGCCTATTGGAAAGGCTACGCTTGAATTGGCGGGGATTGTCCAGGTTCTAGCTGTTGTATCCGCAGCAGGGTGGAATATGTGTTTGCCAGAGTCAGAAAGCTGCAACGTGTAGTTGTCATTTCTGATGTTCTGTGGAATTGGTAGCCAATGTTGTTAACGCCTGGGGCAACTTGGACCCAGCTCAGCACACCCGTTCCGTTTGTAGACAATAAGGACCCGTTACTACCGTCTGTAGTAGGTAGTTTTACCGTGGTAGTAGCAGATAAAGGCAGTGAATTTATTGCAGGGATGACGTCAGTGCCATCCACATACAAAGACACTTTACTGCCATTTGGTACTACAACACCTGTGCCAGCAGCGGTTTTAACCGTTATGCTTTGTCCGCCAGTAGTGTTATTGTAGATAAGATATTGCTTCTCAAACGTAGGCACAACAAGGTTTTGAGTACCTACTAGAGTAACAGAAGACGTTACGTTTAGCACCAGATTACGGGCTACTTGATAGCCGTTGGTATCTAACCAAGGGAGTTCTAACTCAGCATTTGCCGCAAATTCAGCGGTGCCATAGCCTGCAATGGCGTCCTCAATGGCGGTACCCAGGTTCGTGTTGGTGACATCACCCCACGTACCAGAGTTTTCCCCTGTGGCCATTAACTGAATCTTCAACTGACTATAATTTGAAGGCATGCCTTACTCCCTTAAAAACTTAATGTATTACTTCTGTCCAGTCCTCATCCTCTGAATCGTCTACTATAACCCAATCAGTAGGATCTACTACAGGAACAATCCATGTAGTCGTTTGCTCAGAATTTACAGAAGCCCAAACCTCGGTTTGACTGTCATCGACCACTTCCCAATCTGGGTTTTGGTCATCGGGCACTACGCCCCATACTAATACGTTATCGATGATAATAACAGCTTCTAGGCTGTCTAAGCGAACAGATGCTTTACCTGACGCACTAATATTACCTTCGTAAATATTTAATAGTTGAGATGTGGTGAAGCCTCTTGCATTGGCCTTACCAAATACACTATTGAGCGTGCTGGTAAGTACAGAGCCTGTAACTTGTGTAGTGGCTTTACCAGAGACGTTTAGAGATTGTACCGCAGACGACATTGTAATGCCAGTCAATAAATAACCGATGACAATTTTTAAATCTTCCTGCGTAAACTCAGCCGCAATACCTGAAATAGTTCCAGTAGCCTGAGCAGAAGCAGCAACATCATTTATAAATGAATTTAATTCTTGTCCAGAGACCGTAGTAGTTGCTTTTGCGATTGTTGCAACATCTTCTACCGAAATATTAAGAACTTGAGCCAGTACGACGGCGTAGGCGCCAGCCACAGTGTCAAGGTCTTCTAAATAGCTCTGTAGGACTTGATTTAAAAGGACGGTTGAGGCCTTACCCTTAACCGATAGATTTGAAACGGTCCCAGATAAGACCTGACTGGTCAAGAAGTAGCCAAACTTGGCACGCATATTGCCTGTGTAGGCATTTAGCTGTTGACCCGTTAAATTAGTGAATCCTTCGCCTCTGATAGCAAGAGAAGAAACAAACGCATTTAGCTGTTGCCCAGTTAAAGCCGCTTGGGCAGGAATACCCGTTGCCGGTAATGAGGCAAAAGGTAACTGAGCAAAGGACGCGAATCCAAACACTATTTACCCGCTCCGTAAGCGGCCATTACCTCGGTCCAAATGGACTTAGCACCTTTTAGTTCAGGGAATAAGCAGTCTTTAATAAACATCTTAACGTTCTCTACATCTAGCCCTAATGCTTCCATAACACGAGGAGTGTGTGGGTTTTGTTTTTGATTGAAACAGTACCAGTTATGGGCACTAGTATAATCGTTAGCCGTTGTTTCGCCAATGTTATTCAAATAGTAAATCAAGTTGGCAAACACTAAATCACACATGCGCTCTAGTTCGTCTTGTGTTTGGATGTTCGTAGCTGTAATAATGCTTGGACTAAATATCTTTCTGGCCCACTCTGGCAGTTCGCGTTCGCGTTTCCACTTGTATAATGCTACACGCTTCTTGAACCATTCACCCATAGGATGACCTTCTGATACGGGGCTAAAGTCGTGGAACGCACCTGTCACCTTGTTAGGGCCAGCTACAATGTCAAAGCCGTATATTGGAGATGGATCGTTGATGTGAGGAAATACACATAGGTGCATCATGTAGAGCTTTTTAGACTCCCTTACATCAATGATGTCTAAATGTGCCCTGCGGAATTTTGCGCTCTTATAAACGTAATTAGGCCACTCAAAGTTGTGGCCTTCGTCTACTGCATCATACTGTGATAGGACTGCTTTTAGTTTATCTGCAAGGCCATCAAGTTGTTGGAATATTGTGCTCATTTGCAATCTCTTCAAAAAGTTGCAAGTTAAATTCGATAGCTCTATTAGCTTCTTCGCCTAATTCATCTGATAGACGTTCACGTACTTTAGCAATCAATCCATTGCGGTCTTCAAACTCGTACATTTTACCACTACCTGGCACAGCTTTCTTAATTATTTGACCGCCGTATAAGTCACCGAAGTGACGAATGTATATGTGTGCTAGCAATATCTTAGGGCCTACTGAGTTTAAATACTCTAAATAAGCCATAGTCGATGGGTAAACTTTTGAGGTACCACCTAGTTCTATGAGATCCGTTTCGATATGTTCAGCACGACAAATTTCCTCAAAGCCTTCTAGCAATCCAAAGTGCTTAGCTAATGACTCTAATTTTGAGTAGCAAAGCAATTGATTGAACAGCAACTCAACATAAACTTCTTTTGTTATGTCGCCAGACAATAGAATACGAACAAAGCGGTGGGATTCCGCTTTGTCGTGGTTTGCTTTAATTAAGTCTCTTAGTGCCATTAGAAAGGCTGTGGTGGAGGTTCTACGTTTTGTTCTGTAGCCAAAGCAACTGCAGCAGCGTAATCCGCTTTAACTACATCTGCGTCTGAAATTCCATCATATTTGTCAACAACTTTTCCATCCACTAAAGAAAATCTATGTGGAATTTTAGACGTAATTTTTACGCTGTATTCACCGTCTTCAACAATTTCTGCTAAACCGTTAAATGTAAAGTTAAGTTTTGTAGCCATTAAAATACTCCTCTATTATATGTTGGTACGGGTGACGGCATAGTCCAGATCATGGGGTAACAAGTACTTGAAGATGGGTTATCAATTTGTGTCTGGGTATAGAAAGATACAACAGATGTTCCAGTAGCGTATCTGTCCATTAAATAGCCAATATCGTACTCAAAAATAGATTGACCTGATCCACCATCAGAGTTTGTTCCGTAACTTATCATCATCTTATTATCTCCTATCATAACCGAGTTATAGGAGTATGTCGTATCATTATGTGCAATGGTTAAACGTTTCCCATCTGACACTCTAATAATATAGCCCACCCAGCCGGAGAAATAATAGTAATATTGAGTATAAACGACTACATATTTCCCGTCATACGTTACGAAAGCTGGTAAGTTATCTTGCCAAGCCGTGTTGTTGTATGAAGTTGTAATACCAAGATTTTGAACGGAAGATGCAGTCCATGATGTCGAATTAACCCCATCGTTACCAGTTAAAAGTGTATAGTTTATAAAACTACCTGCAGATTTTGAAATGATAACAATATTACCGTTGTCTAACGGAATAATTTTCCACGAAGAATAGTCATAAGAGTCACTAGGGGATTGCAGACTAAAGTTAACTGTTATTTTTGCACTGTGGTTAAACTGGCTCCAGTATGTTGAATCGGATGTAAGAGATGGCGCAGAAATATTTTTATATACAAATACCTGTACCGAAGCACCAGATACTTGTTGACCTACCACCCACATTTTTGTAGTTTCGTTGTACCCTACTAGACCTTGAGTCTGTAATGTGTTGTACCCATTTGCAGTTCCTGCAGTGGTGTCACCAGTCATATCCCCCGTAGACGTAAAAGGGGCTAATAAAGCTCCCGACCCTAAAGAAGAAATTTGAGTACGGTACAGATAAGTGTTTTGGTTATTAACACGCTGTAAGCATAGATTATCTCGTTTAGTTTTATTAACCCAGATTCCAGTGGCGCGGCTATTAATTGCACCCATTAAATAGTTTGTGGAATATTGGTAGTTTTGAGTATAGTATGAGGTAGCTTTAAATGCCGTATCAGCAGAAACACTCATGTTTAGATAATGGTGGCCATGTGGGCCTGCTTGAGAAGTACCTGCATATTGCCAACCACTGCTTGAAGAGGGTGTACTAGCCCAACTGCTATTCCATACTCCTGAGGATGCCATTTCCCCGCTTGCTGCAGAAACCCTACCCATAAGTTGTTTGCTATGGTTCCAGATAAATATATTTGACGATGTAGAGGCTGTACAAAAAGCTGCTTCGCAGGCGGCAGGGATAAGCGGTGGGTTATAGTTTGCACCCGCAAAAGTAATTAAATTAGACATAATTTTCCTTAAAAAACGCCACGGATAAAGTTAGGTAGATAGTTTGTTTGTTGCCAAATCATTGGGTAGCATGTAGATGTGTATTGCGACTCAATGTTAGCTTCTACTTTATAGTTAGTTATGTTTCCGTAGTTTGTAGCAACTCGTACAAACATATTATCAAGATCATAATGATACAAAGATTGACCACGTCCACTGTCCGCATTAACGCTATACCCAAGGCACAAAGTATTTTTTCGTAAAAAAACAGGGGCGTAAGAATCGCTAGAATCTGCAAAGTTAATATACCTGACAGCACCATCAGATACTCTTATTGCCATACCGCATATACCAGTTTGATAATAATAATATTGAGTCCAAACAAATACGTATTTACCGTCTGGAGACATCATTGCTGGCATGAAATCGTGGTTAACCCAGTCACTGTCATGATATGAAGTGGTTGTGTTTATAGTAAGTAAGGCCGTTCCAGAAAATGTCCATGACGTAGAGTTAACTCCAGCATTGCCTACAAACATAAAATAACGGATAGAAGTTCCTTCTTGCTTCCATACCAGGGCAATATCCCCGTTATCCAAAGGAATTAATTTATAATGCTGGTAATCATGTGTTGCTGTAACACTTGGCGTTGTAAACGTGATAGTAATTTTAGAGCTGTGATTAAATTGATTCCAAAATGTCTGGTCGTTTGTATTAGCTAAAGTAGGTGGGTTAATGTTTTTATAAACATTTATAGTTGCCCCCGCCCCGTTTGCAGCATTTGCCGCAATAACCCACATTTTTGTAGTTTCGTTGTACCCCACACAACCATAAGATCTTGTGGTGTTATATCCATTTGTAGGGCCATTTCCGTACCCACTAAAATCTCTGGTAGACGATATTGGCGTAAAAAAAGCTCCATATCCAACAGTTGAAATCTGGGTTGTGCTTATATATGAACTGTAGTCCGAAGCGTTATTAGCCCGCTGGATACATAAATTATCCCGCTTTGTTTTATTAACCCAAATTCCAGTTGATTGACTATTTAAACAACCATATATGGATCCGCTAGGTTGATTCACCCCAGTTATAGACATAGAAGAGGCTGTCAAAGTTTCTGAACTAATTGTAGCATTTGTAAACATATGCCCGTGCATACCGGTTAAAGTAGTGCCTGCATATTGCCAACCATTGTTTGAAGAGGGTTGGCTATTCCAGTTTTGATTGAAATAAGAAGAAGTTTCCATTTCTCCGCCAGGCCACTGAGGAAAGGACATCATTTGCGATGCCTGGTTGTACGTCATAACTGCCTGTTGTCCGTACCCAGAAGTACAAAACGCTGGCTCGCTGTATGTTGGTACTAACGGTATTTCTCTATACCCTACGAATTGTGCTAAGTTTGACATATTTACTTACCTTTATATTAGACCAAGCGCCAGCCGTATGTAGAGCCAGAGTATACTAAAGTAATAGACGCATTAACCACGTTTAGACTCATATCTTGAGTTAAACCCATCAGTAATTCCCCATTTCTAGCAACGTTTAAGGGCCTGGAGTTAAACGTACCTGCTAAATCTACAATTCTAACGCTGCTGTTGACTGCTGGTGTGGCAGGCAAAGTTATTGTAAATATACCTGATGATGTATTACAGAACAAGTTATCTCCAGCCACCGCAGTGTAGTTTGCTGATTTAGTAGTCCACTGTGGTGTAACTGATATTGTATTCCATGAGGTTGTAGTACCGTTAGTGGTTAAGTATTTACCGGAATTATCTGTTTGATCAGCAATCGCTAAAGCCCATGAAACTGTCGAACCATTACTTGTAAGTACCTCCCCTTCGTTTCCTACAGAGGTAGGTAGAGCCTGTGGTACACGTGTATCAACATACGTTTTAACCGCATACTCAGTTGGAACAGCTACGTTAGTTGGATTATCTCCGCCTAAAGTAGCATCAGATGAGAACTCATTAATCTGCTCACCTAATTGCGCACCAATAGATCCTAAACGTAATGATGTCAAACCAGACAAGTTAAACGCGTTGGCATTTAAGGTTGCAGTACCCGTACCTTGGTCTACAGTGAAATACTCACCTACACGGAAATTACCGTTTTGGTCAGTAGACACATAGTAAACACGGCCTGGGAATATCTCGTCAACTTCATTGCCTTGTGCAGGAGGCTGTAGTGGATTATTTGGGTAGTTAGTAGTGACAACACCACCAGTACCAATATCCAAAAAGTCATGCCCTGTTAAGCGAATTTGTGAATATAGATAGCGGATCGATATGCCTGTGTTATCCGGAGATGGATCTGGTTTTTCTTGGGCCAATGCAATAAACATCACGCTTGACGTATCCACATACGTACCTGATACAGACTGAATAACGTAAGAGTATGGATCACCTGTTAATTGAATACTTGCACCTTGCAAAGGCTCTGCAGTAAGGTTATCTACAACTAATAACATGCCTTTTTGACCGGTTACGCCTCCGCCTGCTATAACTAAAGTGTTGCCTACTCCATCATTGATAGTTTCACCATTAACAAAAGGAACAGATCCTGAACCATAATTAACGTATACCTTACCGGCTGAAGCCTGTAAGTTAGTTACAGTAGCAACCGCACCTGACGTTTCACCTGTTACCGTACTGCCCGGTGCAAAGCCTATATTAATAGGGTCTGTAGTAGTTTGAAGTTGAATACCATATAACGTACCTGTTACGGGAACTTCATCTACGTCATAACCAGAGGACTGTACGCCCCATGTACCGTAGCTGTTATTACCATTCAATGCGCGGATAAAACCACCGCCAGTTGTGGCATAGCCAAAATAGCAATAGTAAGTAAAGCAAGAAACAATCTCAGCTTTACCTTGGTCTCTAACATAGTAACCTATACCGTTATCACTGATTATGGTGTACCCGTGGAACAACATGGACTTAAAGCCTGTTGCATGTACGTCACCATCTACGTATGCGCCAACAGCACCTGTACATATAGCAGCACATTCTAGAACATATGGTGATTTAGATGTGACTGGAGAAGCTGGATTGAAACCTACTACAACACCCTTAATTACAGAGGTTGTAATATCCGCAGGGACAGATCCTGGAACCCAACCCGTCATACCTTTAAATGTCATTTTGTTCAATATAGAACCGTTTGACATTGCCCACATTGTTGACTGAGCATTAGGTGTTATGCCATCTGCAGCCAAACCAGCAGCAGGTTGAACGTTAACTGTACGTTGATTATCCCCTACAATCGCTGTGTTTGGAGGAACTACAATCGGAAGCAATGCTTCACTGTATGTACCCGTTTTAACAAAGATTGTGGCATTACCTGCTGAAGCGGCCGCAACGGCAGCTTGACTAGTTGCGAAAGGTAAGGCCAAGCTTGTACCTGGGTTGGCATCGTCGCCATCTACAGATACATAGTAGACGTTATCTGAACCAGAGGCATTTATCCACTCAATATCAATACCGTTAGAAGCTACTGATAAAGAGTAGCCTTCTAAGCCTGGTGTAATTACCGGAAGAATATCCGCGCCACCTTGAGCAAAGAACACCCACTTACCTGCATCGTATTCAACGCTAAAGTTAGATCCTGAAGTAAAGTCTTCCGTTGCAATGTAGGTTGAGCCTACGTTTCGCACTAAATCGTTAACTAAATACTGTGTTGTAGGTGTCCATGCGCCTCTCCAACGAATACCGCCGTTAAAGATTTCCCATTTACCAGCGGCTAAGTCAGTCGCGAAGGTACCTGAGTTGTTTAATATCAGGCATGAATATGTATTGCCGCCATAAGTAACGATATCATAGGGTAGATACTGTGTACCTGTAACCCATTCACCGCGTTGACGTAGACCGGTTACAAATACTGACCACTTGCCTGCAGCTAGGTCAGTTGCGAATACACCTGATGTGTTTTGTATCTGACATGCATAGGTATATGCACCGTACTGAACTAAATCATTTTCATAATATAAGGTACTTGTTGCCCATGCACCGCGATTTTCAAATGCGGAGATGAACGGTTGCCAGAAACCGGTATTGATAGGTAGATTACCTGTCGTGTTTGCGGTAGCTATGTATAGATTTGCGCCATAAGCAACAATATCATTTGGCACATAGGCTGTTGTATTGTTATAGACACCTTCTGGTGAAATACCAGTTACAAACTGTTGCCAGTATGTAGTGTTTGTTGGGTCGTTGTTGTTCGTTGTTTGAATTGCAATAAATGCGCTACCGCCGTATTTAACTACGTCGTTTGGTTGGTATGTTGTAGTAGCTACATAATCACCTTCCCATTGAATAGCTTCAACGAATTGTGACCAAGTAGACGGGTTAGTATCAGGTTGAACATCGATGTTATCGACTAGAGCTACATATACGGTAGAACCGTAGGCAACTGCATCGCCAATGAAGTACTGCGTTGCGTCAGTCCATTCACCAATAAAGTTAATGCCCTCAACCATGAGGGCCCAGTACGTAACATCCGTAGGAATAGTACCGATAGTCCGTACTACGTTAATATACGCATAAACGTTACCGCCGTATCGAACTACGTCGTTTAATTCATATTGGGTAGCTTCATCATAGTTGCCTGCCCAATAAAATCTTAACTTACCTAAATCTACAATTGTCGTCATATGAACACCATCTCTAAATGACCCTTAGCTCCCCATTGGAACTGATAGGTACCTGTTGACCAAACCCATGCCTGATACTCATTAGGTCCAATGATATATCCTGGCTCAGGGAGTGAAACTACGCCATTACCGCTAATAACATCTACGTTTAAATCACCGGTATTTTGAAATAACCTAAAACCATAAAAGGTTTTATTTGCTAGATCTGTACCTTCGTAAAAGCCACTCATACTAGACCCCTTCCAGCACTGAAACTAGGATATCAAACCCATTACTGATGGCAGTGGACGCAACTAATTCATCCCCTGTTTCTAACACTATCTTATTGCCTTTCATGAGCTCTTCAGTTTGACCTGGACCTACCCGGAACTGCTTAAGGATATAGGTGTTATTAGAACCTCTTTTATGCCAGACGTCAATAGGTAATTCGGTGGCGTAAACGTTTGCGGCGTTTAGACCGATCACTACTGTACCACTTATAGCCGTGTATAAAGTGGTAGGAGTAGCTCCTAAATTCCTGGTCGCATTACTTTTAAAAGTCGACATGATTAGCCCAATGCAATTGCGTATAAAATGGCTGACCCAGCAGGGTCATAAATAAGGGAGCCGTCGGGATTGTTCATTACAGCCCGTTCTGCAGGAAGGGTACAAAACATTTCCTTAGAACCTGGGGCAAAGTCCACAATAAGATTGTTATTGGAGCTTTTAAGAATGATTTGACGGTCAAGAGAACCGCCTACTAGTGTGCCTACGCCCACTTCCCATTCAAAGTTGACGTTGTCTGTAATCGTGTAGTAAGTAGTATTGCCGTCACCGATGGCATCAGCAAACGATACGTATCCAGAGAAGGCGCCAGTAGGAGTGGCCGGGCCTGTGCCCGACACCACTGTTACTTCCCTGACTCTATCCGAGACTACTAAAGGCATACTATACTAAACGGATAACCGCAGTAGTGGCAGTAGCCGCTGGGAAGATGACCGTAAAGTCACCGTCTGTAGCTGTTTTATCAGAGCCAAAGTCAAACGCTGCAACTGACTTGCCTGCTTCCGTGTTGTTATAGATTAAGCAGCCACGGGCTGTTAATGTAACGTTAGGGAATGTAAGGTCAGCGAAATCCAAGAATGCTGTTGAACTAGCAAGGCCTACGCCCAAACTGGTCAATGCACTACCTGCTGCAGGATAATTAGTGCCTGTAGACGATACTTCGCCTGCGGATGTGTAAGCTGTTGTAGCTGCGCCAATGTCTGCAGCAGACGTGTACAACGCTAAAAAGAAAGTGTTGCCACCTGGGGCAGAAAAGTTATGCACGGCCTCAAACAACTCTTGTTTGAAACTGTCGCAAATAGCCTGAGAAATAGCCATGTTATATCTCCAATAATGGTATTAGTTCCGGATGGCCGGAGGAATTAAGTAAATTGATTAAGGTTGTTCTATCCGATTTAATTGCTTCTTTAATGTAGTACTCCAGAATAACCCTTATCTGGTCTTGATAAGCAATAGCTTGTTCTTTAATTGCAGGATGAAGGTTTTCGCCTACAAACAATATTTTTTGCACGGCTTTATCCGCTATTTCAGCCGGAGTAAAACCACGCCTGCTCGTCGTACGTACTTCTAGTTGCCCTAATCCTGTGTGTGCGGATATCTGCATTAATTAATCAAACCTAATAATTGCGCTAGTTGCGTTGTCAGGTGGAAATCTTACAGTAAATGTGCTACTTATTGAAGTTTTATTTGCACCAAAATTGAGAACGGCCACTGCCCTATTGCCTTTAGAGAAGTTGTATATCAAAGCGCCAAACGCCGTAATAGTGGTTCCTGTAAAAGATAGGTCTTCGAAATTAACAAACGCTGTCGTTCCTGTGTAGGTTACGCCGCCATTGACAAGCGCGCCTCCGCCTGCTACGTAGCTGCCACTGGCTGCCACTTCACCCGATGCAGTGTATACCGTAGTAGCTGCGGATAAATCAGCTGCATTGGTATACAGAGCAAGCTTAAACGTATCTCCTCCAACCACATCAAAGTTATGCAGCCCTTGTAAGGCTTCCTTTTTAAAGGAATTGCACATTGCTTGAATAATAGCCATTTATAATCCTTAATTAGGTGAAGGTGACGACACCACAAGTCTTGCCATACCATCGCGGTACTCATCACGACGACGACGACCTTGTTGTTCAACACCAAGACCTTGAATAGCTTGTTTATAACTGTTCTCAAAGTAAGCAGTCATCTCGCCTGGGCCTTTAGTATAGCTATATGCTTGTATCAAGCAGGCATACAATAGGGCTTCAGGAGCTTTTTGGCTAATCCATGTTTCAGGTGTCAATGGAGATAGCGTAGCAGGCTTGCGGATGTAGCCCATTTCAACCACATAAGCTTCATCTGGAGTAGGGGCAATGTAAAAAGAGTTCTGGTCCCACACGGAGTAGAAACGAGGAGTGCCTGTGACAGCGCCATCAGGCCAATATTCTTTCATAAAAGACGTGTCACGGAATTCTAGGAATATCTGCTCTCCGTCTTTAGTAATCATCATGTAACGGTGTGTCAACAGGTCTGAAGGAGCCGTCAAGAACTTATTGCCAGAGGTCATGTTACCCGTAACCTCTAGCTTGTACACGTCCAAGTCAATGTCCCGAAGCATCCTGTTCTCGGCCATTGTAATGAAGGTGTTAATTACGGGGGTCGTAAATACGTTAGCATCTACTTCCGTGTAATTCCTGATATTTGTGACTAATTCATCATATGTCATGCTATTTCCACCGTAACTGTTCCCACAGACCCTCTAGCTATGATTATACTATCTAAAACAGAGGGCCGCATGTCGTTTGTATTTGTTGCACTTCCTCTGCTTTGAAAGGCCGTATCCCCTGGAGCGCCTACATACACAACCATTGGTTCTACACGATCAGGGCGAGGCTGCTCTAGGGTTATTGCATCTGCTACAAACTGTAGAGGCTCTAGTTGAGGCTCTTTAGGCTCGTAGTCGTCTGGGCAGACTTTAAATCCACGCCAGTTTTTACGCAGTACGTTAAAGGGATAACGCTGACCGCAGTAATCGCATAACCCAAACGCGTATTTACCGGATGCATATGCCACATTAATATCCCATTACGGCTGGAACAAAGTAAACGCTTGCTGTATCCCTATCTTCTGCCGCTGCTCTTGCAAACTCTTCTTCATACAAGCTTTTCAAGGCTTGTGTGCGTTCCGGAGTAAATTTAAGCGATAGGTAATAGGCTAATCCTGCCGCTAAACAAGGCAGGAAGCGAAAGTTAACGTCAGCAGTATTAGAGTACGCGCCTGCATCGTCCATCCGTTTAATTCTATAGTATCTAAGTTGATACAAATTAGTGGCATTAGGTGCGGGGTATAGGTATACCTTAGGCACATTTGTACGCTCTACATATAACTGAGCAGGACGTGACTGCGTTGTTTTGTCAGGTATGTGCAGGTATTCAGCACGGCTAATACGGTCAATAACAATGTCTACTGGAGGACTTTGAGAGTTATCTCTAATTACCGCCGATAAAACGTTAACTGTATCAGTATCTAAAACCACTTCTGTTTGACCAACGGATAAATTAGCTGTGGCTAGTTCAATTGTCCAAAGGTTCAGGCCACGGTTTGCCCATTCTAAAAACATTAGATTGAGAGATCGGCGAGCTGTCTTAAGCTGATTACCGTTGGTCATTTGCATGCCGCAACGTTCAAAAGCCTCTTCTACGAGCTCGTCAATCTGTAAATCAAATACCGTGGTGCCTGAAGTAGCCATTTAGCAGCTGCCACCTTTTTTCATTTTTTTAGCACTACCACCATCTTCCATGCCCATGGCCATACGTTTGCGTGGACTTACATCGCCACCTTTAGCCAAAAACACTGGACCTGTTGTTTTGCTAGTGCCCTTTACCATCTTGTTTTTAGGACCTTTTTCAACACAACCGCCACCGCCAGTTGCTGCACCCATTCCTCTTCCTGCCATGATATATCTCCTTAGTTATTGCTTTTCAGCAAGTTTATCAATTTTTTCTTCAAGGCGTTTAAACCCGTCATCAAACCGTTCCATAATCTTTTCAATGTCAGCTCTAACTTCTGCACGAGTGATGTGGTCACGCGCTATCTCCTCTCTCGTTCGATTAAGTAAAATACTAAGCCTATCTAAATCTTCAAATTTAGCTTTAAGTAAAAAACCCATAATAGCTACCATAAAAGACAGCACGATATTCCATACCATCATTTCCATTATGCAGCACTACCATCGTTCTTAATTAAATATCCTTCAGCTGCGATCGCAACAAC